GTTTGAACCAGAAGGGTGTAGAATCTTATCGTAGAGAAAACCCAGGTTCTAAGTTGAAGACTGCTGTTACAACTAAACCATCTAAATTGAAACCTGGTTCCAAGTCTGCTAATCGCCGCAAGTCATTCTGTGCTAGAATGTCAGGTATGAAGAAACGTTTAACTTCATCCAAAACAGCGAATGATCCAGATTCACGTATTAATAAATCTCTGAGAAAGTGGAACTGTTAATGCAATCATTTAAAAATTTTCTAGGTCCTGAGGCCACAAAAAGACACGATGCAGCCGAGGTTGCTCGTCAAAAGAAACACTTAACTGATAAGGCTAAAGAGAACCACGACCAAGCAGACCGTGAAGGTGGTGGTGGTGCCGTTGAAGCTAAGGCAAAAAGTTATGAGAATGCCAGAGACAACATTAAAGAAGAAGGCGTGACTGTTGCTGCTGTTGCAGGCACAGGTGACGCACGTTTACCTGATGCACAAAGAGAACCTGGTGTTTCCAAGAAACGCAACCCAATAATCAATAAGTTAGCACGAAGAGCATTACCTAAGGTGTAATTATGTGGATTTTGAAATGGTTACCTGATTGGATTTTTTATGTCACACTACTTGCAGGTGTACTTGGTTACGCTGCAACGTATCTCCTTAGGTTTATTCCCATACCGATGATTTACATGTATAAGACTCCAATTCAATTGGGGTCTATTGCACTTATTGTTATTGGTACTTTTATGTCCGGTGCCATCTATGATAATGATGCATGGTTGGCTAGAGTAAAAGAGATGGAAGAAAAGGTTGCAAAGGCTGAACAAGAATCAAAAGAAGCCAATGCAGTTATTGATGAAAAAGTACAAGAAGTTAAAACTCAGATTGTTGAGAAAAGAATTGTACTGAAAGAATATGTTGACCGTGAAGTTGTAAAATATGATGGTTCTTGTGTAATACCCAAAGAATTCATAGATGCAGTTAATAGGTCAGCAGATGATGTTCGAAAGTGATTTATTTAAAATGTATCACGCATGGTTGCAAGGCAACGAGCATGGCGGCCGTGATTGGTTGGATTTTGTAAAATGGGCTGCGACCTGGAACAAAACCACGAATGAATTAATGATGGAAGAATTATTCAAATATAAATGGTTCAAACATGATTAAAAAAATTTTACTTATCTCACTGTTGACCCTAGTTGGTTGTTCAACTACAGTTCCGGTCACACAAAAATTCCCTGAACCACCTAAATATGGTCTGGACCGCTGTCCACGACTTTTGAAATTAAATGAGACTGCCAAGTTGAGTGAAGTGGCAGCTAGTGTTATCTATAATTATTCTACATACTACGAATGTGATTTGAAAAATGATGCTTGGATTGAATGGTATCGTGTACAAAAACGCATTTATGAGGATGTAAAATAATAATGGAACTGACAAAAGAACAACTAAAACAACTGCTTCCAAAAAATCCATACATTGACCAATGGCACCACGCCTTGTCTCAACTGTTACCGGATTATGAAATCAATACACCACAACGTATCGCAGCATTCTTGGCTCAATGTGCCCATGAATCAGGCAATTTCGTTTGGCTTGCAGAGAACTTAAATTACAAAGCACCAAGTCTACGTAAGGTATTTCCAAAGTACTTTCCAACGGATGAATTGGCTGCACAGTACGCCAACAAACCAGAGAAGATTGCTAACCGTGTTTACGCCTCACGTATGGGTAACGGACCAGAAGAATCTGGTGATGGTTGGACATATTGTGGTCGTGGACTCATCCAAGTTACCGGTAAAGAAAACTATACATGGTTTGCTGCATCCTTGGGTATTACTCCACTAGAAGCATCACACTATATGCAAACCTTTGAAGGTGCAGCACAATCGGCTTGCTGGTTCTGGGAAACAAACAAGTTAAACCAATATGCTGATTCAGGTGACATTGTTACCATGACAAAACGCATCAATGGTGGTACAATCGGACTAGAAGACCGCATTAAACACTACGAACACGCTCTACACATATTTGGAGCGTAATATGAGTGACGTAAAGTTATTAAAGTTCTTGGGTATCATTCTATTGTTACCTCTAACATTGGCATACTTCAGTGGTGATAGATTCCGTTACCCATGCCAAGACCCAGAAAACTGGGACAAAGATATTTGTAAGATGCCAATCTGTGATGTGACTAGAACATGTCCGGAGCACATCTTTAAAGGCCAACGTGACCCTCGTTTGGGTCCACCTAAAGATACACCTGCAGCTACACCAGTACCTGCATTAACCGCATCAGGAGCGAACTGTGGAAAATAAACCAGATATCATTTACACCGAAGAGCAGTTAATGGCTCGTTTGAAGTTCTTCATTGGCATTTGTTTGTCTTTGACATTGTTTGGTATTGTATTTGTTGTGTTGTACTCACTAATCTTTGTGACACAACCATTGAATGCTATCTCTCCAATTGACCAGAAGTTCTTTGAATTGATTGTTCCAATCGCAACATTCTTAACAGGTACTCTATCAGGTATCATGTTGGCTGGTGGCGACAAAGACTCACAAGCTGCTGCACTGAAAGCTGCAAATGCTGGATGGGAAAGACCTCCTACCCCAACGGTGGTGTCAAATCCTGCGCCGGTGCAAGCTGCACCGCAAGCTGCATTTAATGCTGCACCTACACCGGTTGTTTCAACACAAGTTGTAACTGGATTTGGTGGCAAACCTGCACCATCTCAACCACCACATCCTGAACTATAATGGGTGATTGGTTAAATAGATTATTATCAAACGGCACTGACGGAATCGTAAGTAGTAAACGTGTTGTCACGTTTCTTGCATTCCTGTTATGTGCTGTTGGATTTTTGACAGAGCTTTACCTCGGTCAGAAGGTGAGTGAACATACATTAGATTCTATGATGTATATTGTGATTGCTGGGTTAGGCTTTACTGCCTCTGAAAAATTTACTAAGAAGGATGACAAATGAAAAAGATTATCACATTAATGGCACTAGTGGTTGCAACATCAGTGTTTGCAGCTGAAGAAAAACAAGTGTGCGTAGACAAAACCGGTAAAGACGGTAAGGTTGTAATGGGCAAAGATGGAAAGCCACAACAAACATGCAAAACAATCAAGGTTCACAAAAAACTAGAGGGTACAGATATCCCAACGAAGAAGTAACATACATGGATAAAGAAATCACACAATTACAAGTAGACGTTGGTATCCTTCAAACGAAGGTCGCCAATATCACTGTATTGTGTGATAAAATGGATAAAGTGATTGAACGCTTGGCTAATAACCAAGAAAAATACGTTAACGATATCTACGATGATATGAATATAGAAAAACGAGACACCACCGAAGATATCAAAGAACTACATTCCAGAATTACCACGGTAGACCGCAACCTTACCGAAAAACTGGAATCCGTAGAAGATAAGATTATGGCAGAGATAAAAACCCTGCGAAATGATATCGCCTCCCATAACCAAAAGGAAGATGCCGAATTGAGCAAAATCCTGGAATGGAAGTGGATGGCTGCTGGTGGCATTCTTGTTCTTACATGGTTGCTTTCTCACATAAAATTTGATATAATTACGAAATTGTTAAACTAATACATTTGTCTTTGATTTTGTTATGAGTATTTTTATTGACCGCACCTTCTTACTGAGGGTGTCTCCCAAACTCCAAAAATTCACACAGAAAAAAACGGATCTTTATAACTTCCGTTGTCCTCTCTGTGGCGATTCTTCCAAGAATAAAATTAAAGCACGTGGTTACATCTATGCTAAAAAGGGTAACTACTTCTTTATGTGCCATAACTGTGGTGCATCCACATCCTTTTATAACTTCTTGGACAAAGTGGATCCAAGTATCCTAAAAGAGTATTCACTGGAACGATACAAGAATGGTGAAGATGGTAAAGCCAACTATCAGAAACCAACCTTTGACAACCTCAAAGAAAAACCTGTATTCAAAATCAAAACAAAAATTAACTTACCGTCTATTGCAGACTTGCCTGATGGCCATTATGCAAAAGATTATGTTATTGGTCGTAAAATACCAGAACAACAGCACGAACATCTATACTATACGGCAGACTTTAAGAAATTTGTCGAAAGTGTTGAGGTGGAGAAAGAAGGACTTATTGACAATGACCAGAGATTGGTGATACCATTCTTTGATGAAGAAAAGAATCTGGTAGCATTTCAAGGTCGTGCTTTGGGTAACTCCAAACTCAGATACATAACCGTAAAGATGAGTGACGAAGGCATCAAACTCTTTGGACTTGATAGAATCAACAAAGAAGAAGATGTATATGTCACAGAGGGTCCAATTGACTCCATGTTCTTAGAAAATGCTGTGGCAACCGCAGATGCAACTTTAACAAACGCTTCTAAGTACGTTGATAAATCTAAGTTAATTCTGGTTTACGATAATGAACCACGTAACAAGGATATTTGTCGGCACATGGAAAAAGCCATCGAAGAACACTATCGTATCGTGGTATGGCCTGAAATGATTGAAGAAAAAGATATTAATGAAATGATTTTATCGGGTTTCTTACCTGATGAAATACAAGACATTATAAGTAAAAATACCTTTCAAAATTTGAGAGCGAAAATGGAATTTATAAACTGGAAAAAGGTGTGAACGTGAAAGTAAAATTAATTAATTATTCCCAAGACCCAGAGGGTCGTAATCTCTTAGAACAGATTGCTTACTGTGCAAGAGTATCAAATCCTGGCAACCAGGACAACACGGAGACAGCTGAAAAACTGGTCCGATATCTGATTAAGAATAAACATTGGTCTCCGTTGGAGATGGTTTCCGTGTGTTTGGAGATTGACACAACACGAGACATTGCAAGACAAATTCTCCGTCACCGTTCATTCTCATTCCAAGAGTTTAGTCAACGTTATGCTGATGCATCACAATTAGGTTTTGAGATTCGTGAGTGTCGCCTACAAGACACAAAGAATCGCCAGAACAGCATTCAAATGAATAAACAAGATGATGAACAACGCCGTCTTGCTTACCAGTGGGAACAGTACCAACGCAACATGCAAAGTCTCTGTGAATCAACGTACCAGTGGGCATTAGACCATGGTGTAGCTAAAGAACAAGCACGTTCTGTTCTACCTGAAGGTATGACAAAATCACGTATGTACATGAACGGAACATTGCGTTCTTGGGTTCACTATATACAACTCCGTTCAGCAAACGGAACTCAAAAAGAGCACCAAGAAATCGCATTGGCCTGTGCAAATGCGATTAAAGAGATTTTTCCAATGATTGAGGAGTTTATTGATGTACAATGATGTGAAGACTTTTATTGAAGCTTGTGAACAAGAAGTAAACGAGAAAAATGCAACTCTTTATAAGAATTTGATCCGTGAAGAATTTGATGAATTCATTAGGGATTATCTAGCGCAGGACGAGGTGGGACAACTTGATGGTTGCATGGACATGATTTGGGTTATTCTAGGTTATTGTTACATGAAAGGTTATAATGTGAACGGAGCATGGGCAGAAGTCGCACGTTCAAACCTCGCAAAAATTGATCCAGTGACCGGTAAAGTGAATAAACGTAAAGATGGTAAAGTGTTGAAACCTGAAGGTTGGACACCACCAGATTTGAAACCATTTGTAAAATAATAATAAGGTAATATATGGAATATCTAGGAATAGAGATTGATTTGGACAGAGATAAAAAGTTTGATGAACTTGGTATCAAACGTCTAAAAGAATCTTATATGAAGGAAGAAGAAACTTCTCCGCAACACAGATTCGCTTTTGTGTCTAAATCATTCGGCACTAATGAAGCACATGCACAGAGATTGTATGACTATGCAAGTAAACATTGGTTGTCATACTCTACTCCTATTTTATCGTTTGGTCGTAGCAAGCGTGGTATGCCCATTTCTTGTTTCCTCAACTTTATTGAAGACACAGCGGAGGGACTAGTTGATAACCTTTCTGAAACTAATTGGCTTAGTATGCTTGGTGGTGGTGTCGGTATTGGCTTTGGCATTCGTTCTGCTGATGATAAGTCTACAGGTGTCTTGCCTCATCTTAAAATGTATGATGCTTCTTCTCTGGCTTACCGTCAGGGTCGCACTCGCCGTGGCTCTTATGCTGCTTATTTGGACATTAGCCACCCTGATATCATTCCCTTCTTAGAGATGCGTAAACCAACGGGTGATCCTAATATGCGTTGCCTGAACTTGCATCATGGTATTAATATTCCTGATGAATTCATGGAAATCATTGAACGATGCATGATTGATAAGGATGCCAATGATGATTGGAAACTGGTGGATCCAGCGTCCAACGAAGTGCGTGATACAGTATCAGCAAAGATGCTATGGGAAAAGTTATTAGAACTCCGTATGCACACAGGTGAACCATATCTACACTTCATTACAACAAGTAATAGAGAAATGCCAAAGTGGTTGAAAGACTTAGGTTTAAAAATTCATCAATCTAACTTGTGTTCTGAAATTATTTTACCAACGAACGAACAACGTACTGCTGTGTGCTGTTTGTCGTCATTAAACTTGGAGACATATGATGAGTGGAAAACTGATGCACTTTTTCTACGGGACGTGGCAGAAATGCTTGATAACGTGTTACAATATTTCATTGATAATGCACCTGATAGTATTGCTCGTGCCAAGTATTCTGCTATGCGTGAGCGTTCTATTGGTGTTGGCGCTTTGGGTTTCCATGCTTATTTGCAGCGAAAGAATGTGGCCTTTGAATCAGCCATTGCAAAATCCATTAACAACAACATCTTCAAAACAATCAGAAAAGGACTAGATGATGCAAATCTTCAACTCGGTACTGAACGTGGTGAAGCACCCGATGCTGTGGGCACTGGTTTCCGTTTTAGTCATCTTATGGCTATTGCTCCAAATGCTTCTTCGTCTATCATCTTGGGAAATACTTCTCCTAGTGTTGAGCCTTGGCGTGCTAATGCATACCGTCAGGACACTCTATCTGGATCATTTTTAAATAAGAACAAATACTTGGATAAAATCATCCAAGAAGAATCAAGTAAACATACAGAAGGATGGGCAGATGATGTTTGGTCTTCTATCATCGCTAATGATGGTTCAGTGCAACATTTGACTTGGATGGACCAAGAAACTAAAGATGTATTCAAAACATCTATGGAAATTGACCAACGTTGGGTGATTGAACATGCAGCTGACCGTCAACAGTATATTGACCAAGCACAATCATTAAATGTGTTCTTCCGTCCAGATAGTCATTTGAAGTATATTCATGCTGTGCATTTCTTGGCATGGAAACGTGGACTAAAAACATTGTACTATTGCCGTAGTGAGAAACTTGCTAAGGCAGATAAAGTATCTAAACGTATTGAACGTGAAGTAATTAAAGAAATTGATATGAGTCAGATTGCTTTGGGTAATGACTGTATCGCATGTGAAGGATAAGAAAATGGATAAAAGAGTATTAAGATTTACAGCATCATGGTGTCAACCATGTAAAACATTGGCCAAGAACTTGGAGTCGGTTAACACAAATGTTCCTATCGAAGTTGTTGATATTGATGTACATACAGACACAGCATTGGATTATGGTGTACGTGGTGTACCAACATTGATTATGTTAGAAGGTAATAACGAAATCAAACGTATGAGTGGCAATAAGTCACTCAAAGAACTAGAGGACTGGTTAAATGATTAAGAAAGTAAATACACGTGTCACCGACCAACGTAGCAACTTTAAGCCATTCAACTACCCATGGGCATACGATGCATGGTTGAAACATGAACAGTCACATTGGCTTCATACAGAAGTTCCAATGTTAGAAGATGAAAAAGATTGGAAGAAGAAACTCACTGACGGTGAAAAACAGTTTCTCACACATATCTTCCGTTTCTTTACACAAGGTGATATTGACGTTGCTGGTGGTTATGTGAACAACTATCTACCGTATTTCCCTCAACCAGAGATTCGTATGATGTTGATGGGTTTTGCTGCACGTGAAGCTCTACACATTGCTGCATATAGTCATTTGATTGAAACTCTTGGTCTACCTGAAACCACATACAGTGAATTCTTGGCATACCAAGAAATGAAAGACAAACACGACTATGTGTTAGATATTGCAAGTCAGAATAGCACTAAAGAGAACACTGCACGCCATATCGCCGTGTTCAGTGCATTTACTGAAGGTATGCAGTTGTTCTCCTCTTTCATTATGTTGTTGAATTTCCCACGACATGGCAAGATGAAGGGTATGGGTCAAATCGTTACTTGGTCTATCGTTGATGAAACGATGCACGCCGAGAATATGATGAAATTATTTAAAACATATATAAACGAGAACCCTGAAATCTGGAACGATGAATTGAAGTCTAGCATCTATACAATCGCTGAAAAGATGGTTGAACTAGAAGACAAATTTATTGACTTGGCTTTTGGTGTAACCGAAATGGAAGGATTAACAAAAGAAGATGTTAAGAAATACATTCGTTACATTGCTGACCGCCGATTAATTGGACTTGGTATGAAGGGTATCTTTAAAGTTAAACGCAATCCACTTCCATGGGTTGAAGAAATGATTAATGCTCCGACACATACTAACTTCTTTGAGAACCGTGCAACTGATTATGCAAAAGGTGCTCAACAAGGAACTTGGGGTGATGTTTGGGCTCATTAAGGAGACCTTATGTCTAAACTAATTACAGGCGAATGCCTGAACTGCGAATCTAGTTATGAAGTTGCTTATGTTGAGCAACTCGTATCATCTGAATTACCAGAACATTGTCCTTTCTGTGGTGAAGTGATTGAAGAAATCACCGAAGACTATATAGAGGATGATGATTTGGATGAAGATGATTTAAAATGGGACTAAACTGGTTACATAATAACAAAGAATTTACAGAAGCTGACATTGGTGATAATTATGGATTCGTCTATCTTATCACCAATCTAACAACAGGTAAAAAATACATCGGTAAGAAATTCTTCTACAGCTCTAAGACAAAACAAGTCAAAGGCAAGAAGAAAAAGTTCAAGGTATCCTCGGACTGGCAAACTTACTATGGTTCCAACGAGGAACTTAAAAAAGATGTTACAATACATGGCAAAGAGACTTTCAAACGGGAAATCCTACACCTATGCCTTTCCAAAGGTAGTGCAGGTTATCTTGAAGCGAAAGAACAATTTGTAAACGGTGTATTAGAAAGTGATGATTACTATAACTCATGGATTATGGTTAGAGTAAGAAAATCACACTTAAAAGGAATTTAATGTTAGAAGCTTTCCGTGATATCAAAGATTACGATACAATCTTTTTTGTACCACATCCTGATGATGAGAACCAAGTGAAAATTGATATTGCAACATACAAAGACCGTGGTGAAAAACTAGACGGTTCTGAAATGGGTGATATGTTTGACATTATTTTATTCCGTATGGATGATGAAGATGTTACTGACTTGGACCGATTCGAAGGTATCCTGGTAGAACCTAGGACATACATTTCCCGTATGATTAAAGAAGATTGGTACGGTATGGTTACAAGAAAAACCACCACATCAAAATCAATGGCAGACGATGTATTTGCCAATTGGTCGGATATGGCGTATAATCCAGATTAAACACTCTTAAAAGATACATTATGATTCTTGTTGATTTAAACCAAGTACTGTTGGCTGGCCTCATGGCTCAGATTGCCAACCAAAAACCTAAACTGCAATTAGAAGAACATCTAATTCGTCATATGGTTTTAAATATCATCCGAACTCACCTAAGAAACTTCCGCAAGGAGTATGGTGAGGTTGTGTTGTGTGCTGACAACCGTAAATACTGGCGCAAGGAATTCTTTCCATACTACAAAGCGCACCGTAAAAAAGCACGTGAGAAGTCCGATTTGGATTGGCATCTTATCTTTGATATGTTAGCCAAGTTCAAACAAGAACTCAAAGATAATTTCCCATACAAAGTTATTGATGTTGAAGGTGCTGAAGCTGATGATATTATCGGCACACTTGTACCTCGTCACATCATGCATGAGAACATCCTAATCATTTCAAGTGATGGTGACTTCCTGCAACTACAACAATACAATGGTCGTTCACAATACACCGTGAAGCAGTATAATCCTGCTCAGAAGAAATTTCTAATCTCCGAAGATCCAATTAAGGAACTAAAGATGAAGGTTATTAATGGTGATTCTGGTGATGGTATTCCGAATATCATGTCTGCTGGTGATACATTCGTCACAGGTGCTCGTCAAAAGCGTATGACCGAACAACGCATGACCAAATACCTGAATGAAGATATCACTGAGTATGATACTACTGCGGCCACTAACTATTCCCGCAACTCCACTCTTATTGACCTGAGAAATATCCCAGGTGATATTAGCACTAAAATCATAAATACCTATGATGAAACTAAACCAGCACCAAAAGGTAAGCTGTTAAATTATTTTATTTCCAACAAACTCAAAAATTTGATGGAAGTTATCGGAGAATTTTAATGAAGATGTTATATGAAGTTTTTGATGAATTTGAAAAAGCAAAAACTAAAAAAGAGAGAATGGATGTAATTGGTGCAAACCTATCACAAACATTGGTTGATGTGTTGACATTGACCTTTCATCCAGACTTTCAGTGGAAAGTTAAAGACTTGCCAGAGAACTACCGTATTCCAAACGATGTTTTACCTGGAATCACCTTTGATAGTCTGCATCACCAATTGAAGAAATTGTATATGTTTCGTGCTGGTGATGCAACAGCTGAAAAATTGACAGACAAACGCCGAACGGACCTATTGTTTCAATTGTTGAATTCTTTAGAACCACGTGAAGCAGAAATCATCATGGGTATCTTTAGAAAAGACCAAGGTGTAAAAGGTCTAGACTATAAATTTGTTAAAGAGGCATTTCCAAAAATGTTACCATGACAAAAGACAGATTAATTGTAACTGCTGGTGATTATGATTTGTTGAATGTTGATGACCTTAGATTTTTAGAGAAATGTAAATCCAAAGGTGATTGGTTAATCGTTGGTCTACACTCAGATATGCAAGTGTATATGAGAACGAACACCATCTTCAACAAATATGATGACCGCCAGCAACTTTTAGAAGGTCTTAGAACAGTTGATGAAGTTTTAAGGTTTGATGATTCTAAAGGTAATTACTGTAATCTGTTAAAACTAATAAAATTGGTTTATCCACAATCGGATATAACATTCATCACAAGACATGATTTAATAGATACCCCAGAAAGAAAAATTAGGGGTATCAACTTTGAGGTTATTAATTAGGAGTAGTATGTCAAAATTCGTGGCTAAGTTTCGTAAGGACCGAGACTATAACGATGATTATGAATTTTCACAAAAACGGAAGCGTAGCGCTAAGCACGATCCGGTTAAAAAGTTAACGAAATACAATTATGATGTATTAATGCAAGAAGATGAATCGCTTTACGGCAAACCTTCACGTAAAAAAGCGAAACAAGCTTACTAATTACACAGTGTTGTAATCCTGCAACACGACTATTGCCAAATATCTCTATTTCGAGTATAATATACTCATAGTTTGGAGATATTTGATGATTATTCACACACACAATTCCACAAAGCGCAAAAAACGTAAGCCCAATGCTTACCAACGTCAACTTGCGACTGAATGGGACGAAATTGTTAAAAAGTACGAACCCAAACAAGCGGTTAAGTACAAGGCCGTCACTTGGCAACCTTCCAAGCCTTACGTCCGTGAAACTCCACACATTCCTTCATTAAATACAACCGGCGGTGCCGCTACTAAGTCAGCACCGAAGGTCTATACTGGCGACAAAGTTCTTGGAATCGCCACCTTGCACAAATCAAACGCTGTTCCTGTCTTTAAGAAAGAGGAAGCAGTAGAAATCTCAAGCATGAGGCGTTAAAATGGATAGAAAGATTAGTTTCGTTGTAAAACTACAACGTCCGGTGTGTCGTACACCAATTAAGCCAGTACAGGCTCACAAAAATGATGTAAAATACAAACGTAGAGAGAAATATGTCAAACAAAATTTGGACTACCGAACTTATTGAGACTGACGATGGCACAGGAGATGCAATTTTGCAATTTCCTGATGACTTTATTGAAACTACCGGTTGGAAAGTCGGTACCGAATTGAAATTGACCGTTGTTGGTCATTCCTTGATTATTGAAGAAAAGAAAAATGAGTCTATTTGAACAAAAATCACTGTTGGCCAAGTTGATGGCCACAGAGAACATGATTATTCGTCAAGCGAACGTGCAAACCGCAAGTTTTGACATTAAGAATCGTGTACTTACTGTGCCGGTACTTGACAACAATCTATCCAAAGAAGTTTATGACTTGTTTATGGGTCACGAAACTGGTCATGCTCTGTGGACTCCACTGGAAGGCATGAAAAAAGCACGTGATGGTAAAGTCAACATGTCGGTTTTGAACATTGTTGAAGATTCACGTATTGAACGTAAGATTAAAAACAAGTATCCTGGTATTAAATCTCCTTTTATCAAGGCTTATGGTGAATTGTTTGAGAAAAACTTTTTCGAGACAGAAGGCAAAGAGTTATCCGAATACAATTTTATTGACAGAATCAACCTACACTGTAAAATTGGTGCTTCGTTAGCCTTATCCTTTGATGAAGATGAACGAAAACTCCTGGATGAAGTAGAATCCACAGAAACTTTTGATGATGTGATTGAAGTGACTAAGAAAATTTGTGAACTGATGAAGGATCAACTCATTGAGGAGATGGCCGAACAACAAAAAATCAAAGTTAAAGTGATTATTGACGGCGATTCTGATGAATCCGATGAAAAATCAGAAAAAACAAAGAGTGATTCTGACGGAGAAGATGAAGAAGCTGATATCACAGTCACAATTTCAGATAAAACTGATGAAAATGCTGAGGTACAGTCGGATAATCCTGAAAAATCTCAAGACGGTGAACAAGGTGAAGATGAAAGTAACAATTCCTCACCTGAAGCCGGCGAAGGTGCTGGTATTGACATGCAACAAATTGACGAAATGATTAAATCCGTCACTGATGAAGCATACAAACGTAACGAAAACAACCTTTTCAGTAAGGATAAGAATCTTTACGTATACGGAAATGTTCCGAACTTTGATATGTCCAAAATTATGGACTACAAAGACATGTTCCGACTTATGGATGAATGTTCTTATAGTGTGAATTCAAAAGTTTTTGTGAATTATCGCCGTGAATCTGCAAAAGTTGTGTCGTATCTCGTCAAAGAATTTGAACTCCGTAAAAATGCGGAACAAATGAAGCGAGCAACGACTGCCAAAACAGGTGATTTGAATATGAATCGCTTGTATGCATACAACTTGACTGATGATATCTTTAAAAAGATGTCCGTGGTGCCTCAGGGTCAATCTCATGGACTTGTCATGTTCTTGGATTGGTCAGGTTCCATGGTCAGACACTTGAGTAACACAGTTAAACAGGTATTGAACTTGGCAATGTTCTGTAAAAAAGTGAATATTCCTTTTGAGGTGTATTCCTTTGTTGATGGAACTGAGTGGAATTTCATGCACAGACAAATACCAAAACCAGATGACTTGAAAATGCAAGATTTTGGTTTGATTAATATTTTGTCCAATCGTATGTCCGCCTCAGAATTCACCTATGCTGCATCAGCATTAATGGTAATGTCTGGTATTAATGGACAATATGCACGTCCACCAACTTTCATGTCCCTAAGTGGTACACCTTTGAATGAAGCGGTAATTGCAGCCATGAAAATTGTACCTGAGTTTCAAAAGAAGAATCGTTTACAGATTGTGAATACTGTCTTCTTGACTGATGGTGAGGGTTCTCCAATGAATTCTATCTTAGATTCTATGGGTCACCCTAAACACGCCACTTATTCACATATGGTAATCCGTGATCCAGTGACTCGCCATGAAGAAGTGTATGAACGTAATAATAATTATTATTCTACACAAGCTCAGACTGATTGCCTGATTCGTTTGTTGAAGTATAGGACTAATTCGCATGTGATTGGTTTCTTTGTTGGTGAAACAAAAGACATTGCCAGTCGTGCCAGTTACTTCTTCCCAGAAATTGAAAAAATGGATATTACTCAAAGACAGGTTTTCCATGAGAAATTGAAAGATGACTTCCGTAAGAATAGTTCTATGGTCGTTACATCTACGGGTTTTGATGATTACTACGTTCTAAGGTCAGCTGGCCTAGATACTGATGATGATGAAAAACTAACATTTAAAGAGAACTCTACCACCCGTGGTATGGTTACTGCTTTTAGTAAGTACACTGGAAATAAAATTTCTAGTCGTGTTGTTCTAAATCGTTTTATTGAATTGATTGCATAAAGGAAAAGAAAATGGAAATATATTCCGAATACATGGAAGGTGACCGCAAAGCCACCGTTACTCGTTTAAAAAGAAGTGAATGGTCCAGTGAGTTTGATATCTGGGAAGTTGCTCTGTACGTACAGGGTAAACCAATCCAAAGAACCACTGTCCGTAGTGAACCTGATGCCGAGAACTTGGCAGAAGATTTTGTTCGTGGTGGTTGCGCCTCGGCACCCACACTTTTGAATGAGCACATTTCTAATGGATAATCAAATCAAGGAAGTCTTCTGCATTGCACAGGAAGAGTGTGCAGAAGTTACCCAAGCAATTTCTAAAATCTTCCGTTTCGGTTTTGAATCTCAACATCCTGTTACTCTAAAGACTAACCAGGAAAGTTTAGAGGAAGAAGTAGGAGACCTCCTTGCGATGATTGACATTATGATAGAAAAGTGTATAATCTCAGATGAGCAAGTAAACATTGCTCGCAAAGCCAAACGAGAGAAACTTAAAACCTGGTCCAGTATTGAAGGATTATAATGAGTGACGAAGAAGTTTTACACCACTACGAAAAGATGCGAGAAATCTTTGGTGACGAACTACCGGATCCAGAACACGAACCCGTAAGATTTGCCTATTTCGTTAAGGTATACAAATACTATCACGTACCTCATTGATTTTACCCAGCGCTTCCGGCACTTTTCCAATTAATACCACATTATGCTTGATAAGTTCTTTGAGAGTGAGCCGGTTCTACAGACCATTCCAGAAAAGATTAAACAACGGAGAGCTCAGATGCTGGTACATTCCTGTATCTACTATGAGCTTGACGATAACATCGTGTCGGACCACCAGTGGCAGGCATGGGCTGACGAACTAGAACAGTTACAAAAGAAACACCCTGAGCATCTCAATATAGGTTTCTACGACAACTATTTTGTGGACTGGGACGGTGCCACAGGTGCTCACTTGCCACACAGAGACTCTTGGGTATATAATAAAGCATTACTATTACTCCGCAGAGAACGAGGACAATTTTGAAATACTATTGTAATGACCAAGAGGTCACAGAAGAAGTCTACCTCAAAGTGGTAGAAGACCACAGCGCCTTCGTGGAAGAACAACAGAAGAAGGCCGCAGAACAACTCAAAGCCTCACTCAAACCTGAGAAGAAACCAAGGATACCCAAGAAATGACACTTGAGCAAGAAATCTATACTCAACTTTTAGAACTATACGCACAAGACTTGGAGACCGAGAACCTTGGCCTCTACCTTCAAGTAAAGGCGTATCAAGTCACTAGAGATTACACACCGCCACCTCAACTTCCGGTTCAACCTGGTTTTATTCCTAACTGGCCAAACCAATACCCAGTCTGGTGCATGACTGACACAACCGAGACATACGAACTTGGTTCCTTAGAGGACGCCGTAAAGTTTGCCGAAAGAAGAAACGCAAAATGACCGGATGGAGAAAACGTCAAATCGCCGATATGGTCAACGAGGCCATCGAAACGATGCCGAGCAACCCAGAGAAGTATTCTGACGAATACGATGCCTTCTATAACGAAGAAACGAACGAATGGCTCGAATCGAAATGTTCCGACCCAACGTGTCATTATTGCCTGAGTAGACCAGAGAGGCCTCTATGAAAGACCCTGTACGTCATTGTGACCTATACAAAGACGAAGGCTGTTCACACGTGGACGGGTACCTTTGTGAGTTTGACACCTGCGATATGAGGTATCAACACGGTATCCGAAAAGGTGCCGATGCCATGGCCAGAGAGATTGACAGAGAAGTCCTAGAACAACTTAAAAGGCACGACTGGGAAGCCGCAGTAAAGAAAATGAATAAACCATGAAACGATGGACAGAAAAAGAATTTTCCCAATGGGTATACTATGACGACCAAGATGGTAAGATTATTGGCGCCGTATACAAAATCGGTAACTCCACGAGTATTTGGGGTAGTAAAGTATACCTGATGAACAACGGCGAACAAGTCCTAGGCCAATACATTGACTCAGACTATGCCCGTAAGTCCGTAGAACTATTCTGGGAAATTGACACACGAACCGTCTTGGAGTATAGTAATGACCGATAAATGCCTAGAATGTGAAAAAGATGCTGACTGGATCAGATGCACCCAATTTGCGGGTGACCATCCTTATTGTGATGAACACGCCAAGCAAGAGAAAGATTTTAACCAAGACGATTCGTATGCCTATTGGATGCCGGTAGTAAAACCAAATGAATGACCGTTTTTTCGTAATCTGTGGTACCCGTCAGGAGTTCCAAGAATTCATTACCCGTAAATGCACAGAGGAGTGGACTGCGGGTAACACCTCTATCAGTATGTCCAACTTTGTCTATATTGATAATGTGTTAAAGTTAAAGGGTATACGAAACCCTCACGGATGGTTCTATGGTACTTGGTACAAACTGGAAGACCTGCATAACATACTTGTCCATTTAATGGTTGCCACCGATGATAGTACACAACAGAAGTTTGTTGAGATACGACATATGGCCGAACAGATAAGAAAGTCCAGAAATGAGTTATTATAGAATTGACGTAACCATGAAAAATGGTTTCAAGTACTCATATACTTGCGTAGCACGGATGATGCCTGGAATGAAGGAGTCATCACGTGGGTACTGGGTAGAGAAGGTAGAGAGCACAGAGATAACCAAAGAGGAACACGAAACCACGTGGGGTGTGTATAAAGAACCGGCAAAGAAACCTGAAAAAGTGATTCCTATGACGGACCCTCCTAAGAAAAAATCTGTGGAGAAGAAAACTGCGAAAATCCCTAAGATGGCCTCCTTGGAAAATTTTTTTGATGGGGTAGAGGAAGCCCCGAAAAATAAAATATTGAAAAAAAGAGTTTGACCTGGTACAGCTTTTTTAGCTAACGCTTCGGATCATAGTCAAAAAGTACTACAAACCACAGTCAAAAAAAGAGAGTGTAACACCAAAGCATTACACTCCCAAAGGGTCAATACAACCCGACAGCAACCAAAAGTCTTACATTAAACGGCCTTTATACTAATAACCTTTGCCATTTTGCGGCCATGTGCCACGTATCCAATCACTGGCACTGCCTTATCATAGCAAGCACGGCAGGAGAGGCACTTACCATCCTGCTGTGGTGCAGTGCATAAGGTAACACCGGCAGGCACTGAGGTGCCAGCAGGTACAATTGTGGAACCATGGTATGGTGCGAAGGTGCCATCCACAGCGTCACTGGAGAAGCGCACCATTACATTAGCCAATTGCTGCATGGCATCCAAGACAGCGGCGAATTTTGGGAATTTATACATGCGGGTGGGTAACCAGTGCTTGGTGTTGGGGGTTTGTTGCATTACCTGCAGCACCTTCTCTGCCAAACCGATGGAGTACAGGTCGCCGGAATCAAACCAGCGGAAGTGGGTTTGCTTCTTCAGCTTGGCGACCATAACCTCTACCCAATCAGCCTCTTGCCATGCGGCTTTATTGTCAGCACGCACTGCCTTGGTACCAGGGAAATTGTAGCAACCGGTGGTGGCATAGCAACCAGAGCAAGCCTCTACCAGTTTACCATTAGGACCAACTGAGCCTGGACAGGTTTCGATAGCCTGAAGGGACCACGAAAAGGTACCGAGCTTAGAGGTTTTGGAAACTTTGTTGAGGGTTGCTGCTGTCATTTTATATCCTTTTGCGTTTTTGTTGGATCAATTATACCACTAACCGCTGAAAGTGGCAACCAATACCCGACCAGTCCGGTGGGTTAATTTGGCATCCAATAGAGCATGTCCGCCACTAGTGTTATAATGGCCAGCACTAAAACCAGGATGCATACTTTTGTTTCTAATGTCATACCGATGCTTTCTTAGCCATGATGGATGCAGCAATTGCGTTATCTTCAGCACCATACGTGGTTACCTTAGAGGGTTTGCGGTTTGCCCTGGCGGCTTTACTACCAACAGCACCAACCTGCTTGGCAAGGAGCTTCTCCAACCGTGCCTGAGCCTTGGCAATGGCAGCCGATCGGCGAGCCTCTGCTGTGGCTTCACGGTTGCGGCGTGCTTCTGCCTTGGCCAGTTTGGCATCCAGCTTCTCTTGCTTTACCTGAGCAACCAAGAAGGATGCACGCTCTTTCCAGAATTTTGCGTTGGTACGTGCTTCTGCCAATTCGAGAGCCAAGGGGGAAAGTGCTTTTGTCATGGAATGTCCTTTTCAATTACTATGGCGTAAGTATAACCGATCCAGCAGGGAATGGCAAGCATTTTCGGCAGAATAGATTGGTTTGAGACCTGGTCTCGCTCGGAATAGATTCGTGAATAGATAATACTTGACCGGATAAACTGAGAACTTTTTTCGTATATTGACAAACCATCATGGATCCGTTATAATAGAGCCATTCGAAAGCAGGACTGGGATGCACACGGATCCTGCAAACAAAAGTACACATTCCAGGATTGAATAGGATTGGTTTACAGAGGCGCAGAGAAAAGAGAACCATAGTATCGCTTTGAGTACTTTTTGACCCATTGCGGTTGATCCTGTAATAAAATGGTATCTAATCCACAGTCTAAGTCGGACTAATACCAAAGTACTAGCGTTATCCTGCGACAATATCGGCGCACTTACCCACAATATATCAACAAGCACATTTTATGCTGTGGATAAGCTGTTGATATCATTAAAAATACTTGACCGGATTGGTTGTAATACTTTTTGAATACTTGCCTTTTCTCTGGTTTTGGGTATAATGTAACCTATGAAAACGACAATACAATTCCCAAACGGTAATACTTTAGCACTATACTCCATGGACGTAGTACTATTGTATACCATTGCTTATAATGCGGTTATACTTGACCAAAATGGTCAGTTATTGCTTGACTTTTCGGCATAATTGGTGTATAATTGCTTTTATTGATTCGGAGAGAAAATGAAAAAAACAGCAACTAGGTCTAATGTATTACAATTGGCCATTATTGTAACCGATAGCGAGAGTGTAATACTTTCGTGTTCAGAAAATGAAAAGAATGTAGAATTAACTGTTACCGGTGCGTATGGTAGTACTTTGGAACTACTATTTGACTCACTTGTAGTACTATTCGGTTACAACGTGATTGAGGGTGATTTTGGTGATACTTTTGTTTACACTATTAAGAAAGGTTAATGAATTATGAGTAAAATGAGTACTATTGACATAACGATTCAGGAATACGAAGAAAGTTTACACGAAAACGGTCATATGGATCCAATGACGGTTGCACTGAAACGAGAACTTTTGTACTACGGTATGGAGGAAATTGTTGAATGTATCGAACATGAATTTAATACTATGGTATTCAATAATCAGACAGAAGGTAGGTTTTAATACCTTTTAGTTAGTAGGTACTCTCTTAAATGAGTACTTTAGTAATCCAGTCAGGTAATGGATTACTAAAGTGTTCAGGTTGCCATTCAGGTAGCATTGTGGTATAATTGATTTTTTAGATAGCGAGGTAGCATTATGCGTGAAATGATTGAGGAAATGGTGGACGAATTGTTGGACTCCGAAGGTGATGTGGTTATCGGTTATTTGACGTTTTCACGTTCGCAAATTCTACGTGAATTGGACCCAGTTGCATATGAGCAGGAAGTATCATTAATGGCGGATGCGTTGATTTCTGATTTGCAAGACGAATTGGATGGATTGGACCCTGAGGTGGATGCCGATGAAATTGCAGATATCCAGGAACGTATTGATATGCTGGAACGTATCTAATTGGAATTGAGGTAAGATTATGGGTTGGAATAAAGACGGTTCTACAATCAAGGCATTATATCTCTCCGAGTATATGGTGACAGGTAAAGTCACCGAGTCCCGTGTTAGGTACGGTGGCGAGGTATCATATCATATTGATTTGGTAGAGCCATTGTATGTGTTTGGTTCGGTTCGTGATTGTGTGATTGTGAACGAAAAGCAGGTTATTGCTGATTTTGGTATATTGGAGGAAATGTATGAATAAAATGTTTTGGGAAATGATGGTTTATGAGTTGAATGGTAATAAATTCAACAATTATGGTTTAAACGTATTGGCTCAAACCCAGTGTGGTGAAGTCAAAGAAGCGGTCGTCCATGAGTTGTTGACCAATCGGTTATATGAACCAACTGCTGCTGAACGATTCGCAGCCAAATAATACTTGACCGGAATGCTTGAGTACTTTTTGGTTACTTGCCATTCCCTGCCGTTGTGTTATAATCCTTCCATAAATTGAGAAAGCGAGTTTTTTATGATGAATTTCAATAGCGACACCAATCCTACAGTTTCCGCATTGTATTTGGTTGACCGTGACAAGCAAGGCAAGGCCTATCGTTGGTTCAATGCAGAAACCGATAGCTGGGGTATGTGTGGCATGGATATGAACGAAGCATTAGAAAATAAAGATACAACCGCAGTTGGTTTCTTCCCTTGGGTTGGTCCATTGACTGGTCCTAAGTTTGATCCAAAACCTCCAGTTCACGTTGTAAGTGATGACCAGGTAAAGGTAAAACCTGTTAAGAAACGCATGGCCAAAGCCAAACTGGTTATTACCCAAGTAGGTAATACTAAGGTTGGTTCTATTGTCAAGGCGTCAGGTAAGATTTCCCACCCAGATGGCACCGTGTTCTTCCGTGAAGACCGTCAGAAGTGGGTTGCTATGTGGTCAGGTAAGCAAGAAGCTGCACGACCAACTGCCGAAGCGTGTATTGCCTTTTTGAAGAAGAAATATAACCACGATGGTGTGGTTCTGCCAAAGTCAGAATAAGAATCCCCCGCAGTGTGCGTAGCGGCAATGCCAATAAGTCCGCTCCGATAATGTATACAAGTGAGGTAATATGAAGTGTTTTTATGAAGTTTACATGATGGATCCACATTGTCCATCCGAAAAATGTTCAATGGGTCTATTCCCTTCTCAGGCATCAGCGGAAGAATATATTGCCGAGGATCGGTTACAATATTCTGACCGTATGGAATGGACGATTGAAACTGTACCATTGGTGGGCGTATGACACGTGAAGAATTGTATATTGCATTAGAAAATGCCCAACAACTATTATCCGATGTTTATAGTTTTGCAGAGGACAATGGTTTGACTGATATGGCACGATTGATGAGCATGGCCGATACCATGATTATTGATGCATATGAAGAAATTGAATGTGGTCATACAGCCGAAGTATTGAAGGAACAATAATGAACACCTTTTCGTATATTGTACTGGGTATCATGGTTGCCTTTAATATTGGTATCTGTATTTGGTTTGTTAAAAGGTCAAGAGAAACCGATGCAGAGTATGAAGCAGCAATGGATAGAATTTACGGGAGAAAATGATGGGTTTGGATATGTTTGTTTGGCGTGTTGAAGCCAATGATGTGATTGATGATTTGACCATTCGTTCCAAGGAAGATGGTCGCCAATATGATTTGGATGAATTGTGGTACTGGCGCAAACACCACGATTTGCATGGTTGGATGGAGAAACTATACCGCAACAAAGGCGGCACAGCACAATCATTTAATTGTGTACCAGTTCGGTTGTATACACATGACCTAGATGCCTTACAGTTTGACCTATTGAATAGTGCATTGCCTGAAACAACCGGTTTCTTCTTTGGTAATAACCCACCAGATATGGACTCATTGAGTGAAGATTTGAAATTCATTCAAAAGGCACGTGATGCCATTGCTTGTGGTGATGCCGTTTATTATGATTCATGGTGGTAATATGATTGAAAGTTGGATGCCTATTACGGCCAATGTGATTCTGATTCTATTGGGTTTGGTCTTTGCAATTGGTGGTGCCAATGCCGGCAGTCGGTTTATTGGTGTTGTTAGTATTGTTGTGGCTGTATTGAGTTTGTTGGCCAATATTGGAGTGATTAAATGAAATTGCCTTTTGAGTGTATGATTCTGGACACCGAACCAGTTGAAGTGACCAACCCATTCTCCGGTGCATCCTGTATGCTTGTTCCTGAGGCCGTGGCCGTATATGACACAATCAAAGGTTGTGAGATGGTTGGTGATTATAAGACAATGGAAAAGGGATTGGAATGGTTCTCCAAGTACTTTCCATCCGAATACATGACATTGTTGGATTGAGGAGATTGATGTGTTGGAAGATACTATGATTGAACTGGATGAATACCAAAAAGAACGCAACGCATATGCCGAGGGTTATAATGATGCGTACCAAAACGGTGAATACCTGAACCCATACGATGGCCTGACACAGGAAGCATTATATGTGGCCTATGATAATGGCCATGAGGATGGCATGGACAAACTAGTAACAGAGGCAGTATAATGGCAGTGCTATTGATTCTACTGATTGAGTTTACAATGTAAGTATACCACATGGGTGGTTGCCAAATGGTACATAATGTAATATAATGACGGTGTAGCCGCTTTGATGTAAAGGATTAGGATATGGAAGACGGATTTGATATTAATATTGGTGGTGGTTATTCTTTGAACTATGCAGAGATTGCCAACCACAAGGAACTAATGGCTGTGACACGTATGTTAGCCAAACAGATGACGGAGAATCCATATTTGGTTGTTGGTGAATATATCAAAGAACTATCTGATTCTGACCTGAAGTCATTAATGGTTGCTGAAGAAAATGGCAACTTTGAAGACCTGATTCTATTGTCTGAAATGTTGGCTACTGGTGAGGGTTGTGACCAAGCACCAACTGATGAAACATTCAAAGAACGTACCAACCATTTGATTACTCTATTGGTAATTGAATCACTTGGTCGTAAAGGTTTGGTCCGTGTGTACCATGAGAATATGTCATTCAATGAGGATATGGGTGATAAGATTGTCGTGGAAAAGATTGGTGATGATTTCGCTTGAGATTTTTTGTTTGTAACTTTTAAGGATTGATTATATGTTTGGATTATTTTTGTTGGCCATTGTTGCCATTGTGATTACGGTTGCTATTATCGTATTGTTTAACCAGAAAACACTTGCTGCAATAGCTGGTGCTTTCGTATTCGTTATTGGTGTGATTGCACAATCGTTCACCGTTATTAGTGCAGGCCATACTGGTGTGCAAGTTACATTGGGTGAGGTCAATCCCAAACCATTGACCGAAGGCGTACACTTTGTTAACCCTATTTCATCCATTAAAGATATTGATGTGCGAGTACAGAAGGCACAATTAGATGGACAATCCGCAGGCACCAAAGACTTGCAACAAGTGCATACCGATATTGTTATTAACTATCGTATGAGTCCACAGAACCTACCACATATCTACAAAGAGTTTGGTTTAGATATTGCAAGTAAGATTCTTGGTCCAGCAATTAATGATGCATTTAAAGCAGTGACTGGTCGTTTCACCAGTGAAGAATTGATTACCAAACGTGATGTTGTATCACAAGAGATTCTGGCACACTTGCGAGAAAAGGTTGCAGCGTTTGATATTGAAGTATCCAACGTATCATTGGTTAATTTTGGATTCTCTGCTGCGTACCAAAATGCCATTGAACAAAAGGTGATTGCTACACAACAAACAGCAAAGGCACAACAAGACTTGGAACGTATTAAGATTGAAGCTGCATCACGTATTGCACAGGCAGATGGTGAAGCGAAAGCGATTGCTATTCAGGCTGCTGCGATTCAATCCAATGGTGGCCAAAACTATGTGCAGTTGCAATGGATTGAAAAGTGGGATGGTAAGTTGCCAACACATATGTTGCAAGGCGGCCAAACACTAATGAATATCGGTAAATAATATGGGTGTATTAGATTTTACATGGAATGCCATTCAATCTGACCAAATTGGTGACCTTGATGAAAAGGTTGAAGCATTAGAGAAAGACATGGCCACAGCACGTGCATGGGTTGAATACCTTAATGAACGTTTAACCAAGTATGAAACCATGTTTAATCATATGCCACCTGAAGCAATGACTGATGAAGAAAAACGTGCCTATGCCTTTGGTTGGTTCAAAGCATTGGAAGTTGAAAGGTTGAAGAATGAACGAACGAATTAAAGAACTTTGGGACCAAGCAGCCAAACTTGAATCGGATCCTTCTTGGGAAGGCCAAACAAAGTTCATGGATAAGTTTGCTGAGTTACTGATTGTCAAGTGTGCCAATATTATCTGGCACGAAGCAGACATGAAAGACAGTGCCGAAATCAATGAAGGTGGTTATAAGATACTGGAACATTTTGGTATTGACTGGAGAGTAAAATGAACGAACGATTGAAAGAGTTGGCAGTCCAAGCAAAGATTCAAATGGTGAGTGAACCAAGATTGGAAGAATTTGCAGAGTTGATTATTAATGCCTGTTGCTGTATGATGCTCCGAATGGAAGAGAAATATCCGGCAAACCTAATGGCCAAGCAAATTAAGCAATATTATGGAGTGGAAGAATGAGAGAAATTGAATTAGCAGAGGAAATGGCATTAGAATCGGCCTTTCGTTTTATCATGCTTATGCCACGATGGAATGATGATGACCTAATCTGTAGGATGGCGGAGGAAGAAGGATTGGACGGCAACCTTATCTGGCTTACTAGGCAAGTCCTAATGGGTCCTGCGTTGATCCATATCGCCACAGGCAAGACCGTATAGTAATACTTTAGTTCTCCATCGGACAATGTGAGAACTTTTGTCGTATCTTGCCATTTTGGCTGGTTCCGTTATAATACGTGTATTGATTGATTAGGACATAGCAATGACACAAGTAGTTTTCAAAGACGGTAAGTACCAAGCAGTTATCAATGGCAAGACTGTTAAGCGCACTAAAAAAGAGCATATGGACTATGTGCTGCGCTCTGCTGGTTTGGCACCTAATGCTGTTGAGGCTGTGCCTGCCAAAGAATCCCGTTTCACTATCAATGAGCGATTCAATTTTGTATCCGACATGGTGACTATGTTGTGTAATGGCGCACAACCATCCGTTGTTATCACTGGTCCTGGTGGTTTAGGTAAGTCTTATACTGTGTCCAAAACACTAGAAGCAAATGGTTTCAAAGATATCTCCATCATGGACGAATCATTCGAGGTCGGCACTAAGGTTTCAGGTAAGAAATTCATTGTTGTGAAAGGTCACAGCACACCAAAAGGTTTGTACCGTTTGCTGTTTGAGAATAAAGATGGCGTCATTGTGTTTGATGACTGTGATAGCGTACTCAAGGATCCAGTATCGTTGAACCTGTTGAAAGGCGCATTGGATTCCTATTCACGCCGTATTATCTCATGGCGTGCTGATATCAAAGACGAAGACCTGCCTACAACCTTTGAATTTAAAGGTCGTGTGGTTTTTATCTCCAATTTGGCATCATCACAGATTGACCAAGCTATCATTACCCGTTCCATGGCCGTTGACCTGTCCATGACCACACAGCAAAAGGTTGACCGTATGCGTCACATTCTGGAATCTGGTGAGTTTATGCCTGAAGCCAACAAGCAACACAAACTTGATGCTATTGCCTTGGTTGAAGAATTGCAAGATAATGTCAAAGAGTTGTCATTGCGTACACTCATTCAGGTAACAAAAATCCGTGCTAATGCAGGTGCCAATTGGCGTAACCTTGCTGAGTACACAATCTGTGGTTAATATGTTGGTATTGTTATTTAAAATTTGGTGCACCTGTTTGATTTTGACCGTGCCGTGTTTGATGTTGCATGATTTTCCAAAGAAACCAAAGGGAACATTTGACATGGTGGTCACCATCGCCACGGCAGCATTCGTTGTTCTGGATATTCTGTTGTTGTTTGTATTGATGATTATGGCAATTTGGATTTAAAAGAA